GAGCGGATGGCGACGTGGACGCCCCGACGCCAGAAAGCACCTGCCCGCTCGTCCCATTAGGCCACCGTGACGGCCAGCTGGTGTTTCTCGACGTCACCGGCCAGGAGCGACACATCTCCGCACGCTCCCTGGGCAGCCGGTCGGATCTGACGATGCTGTTTCTGGGCGACACGTCATGGCTGTTTCGGTGGTTTCCGAAGAAGAAAATCGAGATCAAGAAAACCGCCGAAGGCGAAAAGGTCCAGGAAGAGACCGTCATTGGCTTTCAGACCTCGCTGGCGAGCGAAAAGCTGATGGCGATGTGCGGCGATGCAGGTCTATTCGGGCCGCATGTCGTCATGCGCGGTCCCGGCGTCTGGGCGGATGCCGATGGCGTCCCCATCGTCCATGCCGGTGACCAGGTGCTCGCTGGCGGCAAATGGCGTAAATCGGGCTACCGCTCCGGTGATCAGGTCTGGGCCACGGCGCCGGCCACCCCGCGCCCCGGCGGCCTGTCGAAAAACGGCATGCCCATCGATCTCGGCAAGCCCAATTTCGCGGCGCCTGCCAGCGTCGCGCAGGGCGTCCAGGATACGATTCGCGAGCTCTGGGCTTTTCGCCATCCCGGCAGTGAGATCGTATCCATCGGCTTGATGGGCATCGGCTATTACGGCCAGGCCGCCAGCTGGCGCAGCAACGGCTACCTCATCGGCGGCGCCGGCTCCGGCAAATCCATGCTGCTCAATCTGCTCCGCGCCTGCGTGCCGTCGCACTCGTATTCGACGGACACCAGCAAGAGCGGCATCGAGGCATCGATCAACGGCAAGCCCACGATTGCTTTTATCGACGAGGCCGGCGATCGTGTCGGCAGTGGCGCGCAGGTGCTCATGGATGTGGTGCTCTCGGCCAGCAATGGCGACGGCACCAAGGGTCTGCGCGGCACGTCGGACGGCAAGGGGCGGGAATTCAGCGTGCTCTGCAACGTGATCATGGCCACCGTCAATCCGCCCGACATGGGCCCGGCCATCCGCGACCGCTTCACCATCGTGCACCTCCTCAAGCCGCCGGCCGGCGCCGATCATCGCGCGGCCATGGAGGATGCCACCAGGCAGGCCCAGGCTGTGGCACCGCGCTTGTGGGGCCGTGCGATCGAGGGATGGCCCAGATGGACAATCGCCCGCACGGCATTCCGCGCCGCGCTCGCTAGTGTGGAGTGCGCAGCCCGCGAAATGGATCAGATGGGCGCCATTCTGGCCAGCTGGTGGGTGCTCACGCAGGACGGAATACCCGATGAGAATGCCGCTTTGGACGGTGTAGCCGCCGTTGCGGCCTTCATTCGCGGCGCTGATGAGGTGGTTGCAGACGACGGACCGCGCCGTTTGGTGCAATTCCTCGCCTCCACCACCATCCAGCGCGACCGCAGCACCGACATTGAGCAGATCGGCGTCCTGGTGGAACAGGCCTTCAGCAAAGATACGCTTGAAGATGGTGCGGGGGCGCGACGGCTGCTGATGCGCTATGGCATTAGGGTCATCCGAGGCGCCGAATTGGAGGATGCACGCGGACGTCCCGTGCCGCGTGCGGCCCAGGGTGACGGTATATGGTTTTCGCAAAAAGCTGAGACCCTGAGAGGCATCTTTAAGGGCGGCCCGTTCGAGGGCGACCGCTGGATGACCGAGATGATGCGGCACGCCAGTGCCAAGGAGTGGCGACGCCAGAACGTCCGCATTGGCGGCGTCAGTGGCCCGGCGATCTGGCTGTCAAGGTCAGATTGGGACCCGCCAGACGACTGAAAAGCTGTGAGCTGTGAGACACCTGTGAGAAAGCTGTGAGGACTACAGCATTGATATTGCTTGCTGTGAGGCTGTGAGACTTGTGACGGCCTCCCTATAGCGAATTTCGGCCTTTGAAGACTGCAAAAACCTTTAACACTCTCTCACATCTCTCACAGCCTCACAGCTATAAAAATATTAAGTTATTATAAGGAGATAGGCTGTGAGAGAAGCTGTGAGAAGCTGTGAGGCTCCAATCCTCGATCTCCGGACAGACATCGACATCGAGCAGCTGCTGATCTGGACCTACCGTCACCAGAAGGCACATCTCGTCATCGGCCGTGGCGAGGGCATGGCGCCGCAGGAAGCGGCCATGGACGGCGTGGTCCGCTACGGCAGCAGCACCTGCGGCGCCGCCCAGATCGCCCGCATCGGTGAGCTCGGACACCGCATCAGCGGTTCGCTTGGCTCCGGTGATCTGCATGAGGATGCGGAGGCCACGCACCGCGCTGTCGGCCCGACACTGCGCCGCGAAATCATCCACCACGCCAGCATCGGCGACAGGCCGGATTGGATGCCAGGGGCCAAGCCCATTCTGACACGGGTCACAGACGCCCGTGGAAGACCGCTGATGGCGTATGAGCCGTGGGATAGGTCGCGCAACCATGGATGGTGCATGCTGGCCTGCAAGCTCTCCCAGGCGCAGATAGACGCTAAGCGGCATATCTACGCCCAATGGCACGCAGAGCTCGTAAGGCTGGCCCTGAGGCTGTCACGGCCCGGTCTGCTGCGCTGGCACCGCGTCACCGGCCCATCTGCCCCACCGCGTCCCTGGGAAGCAAAGGGGGTTGACTTTACGCAGCCCCCTTGACACTCTCGCCGAAGAGTTGAATTGCGCCCGCCGGAAGGATCTTCCGGCGGGCGCTTTCGTTTGGGGAAAGCGATGCCACTCGTCCGAAATCAACGGCCGGCTGTCGCCACTCTGGACGTCCGCATCGCCCGCCTCGGCCCCAAAGCCGCGGACCCGCACTACCTGACACCAGAGCATCGTGCCTGGCGAGCGGAAGTCCTCCGCCGCGCCGGCGGTGTCTGCCAACAGCCTCGCTGCACATGCGGCAACACCCCCGGCAAGCGCCTGTTTGCCGACCACATCGTAGAACTGCGCGACGGCGGCGCAGCTCTGGACCCCACCAACGGTCGCGCCCTCTGCGGCGCAGCCCACTCGAAGAAGACCGCCGCAAGCCGTGCCAGAAGAATGGCCACGCCGACCTAGTCATGCGACAGACGCATGAAGGGGTGGGGGTAGCAAAAGGCCACACCCCTTACCCCTTTCAACCGCGTCAGGGTCATTCAGAGGTTTTTTTGTCGTGGATCAAGAATTTGACCTCTGGGGCGACCCGATCCCGCCCCGTGCTGAGAAAAGAGGCAGGCCGACGCACGAAGTGACTGAGGAAAAACGCAATAGAATCGCGGTATTGCGGTCGCTGAACTGGACACATTCACGTATCGCCGAAGCAATCGGTATCAGCGAGCCGACACTTCGAAAGAATTACTTTCGTGAGCTTGAGATGGGCCTTGTCCAGCGAAGGGCAGAGGCTTTGGTGAAACTGCGTGAGCTGGGCATGGGGGGTAATGTGAGTGCACTGAAAGCCTACATCGCCCTGACGGAAAAATCGGATCTGGATGGCCCGCGTGGCGCGGTCCGCATGCCGAAGGAGCAGCGCCTCGGCAAAAAGGATCAGGCGGTGGTGGATGCCGGTCGACCAGACATCACCACAGGCATGGGCGAGCTGATGGCCCGCCGTGCCGAGGGCACGGGTAAACCGCACTGATGTGGGACCTATCATGCCAGGACTGGGAAACCCGGCTGCGCGCCGGTCGCGGCCTCGTGCCCGATCTACCGCTGTTCACCGGCGAATCGGAAATCGCCGTCGCCTTTTTCGACAATCTGCGCCTTCCCGACGTCCCGGGAACCCCATCGCTCGCCGAGGCGGCCGGCGATTGGTTTCGCGACATCATCGCGGCGCTGTTCGGCAGCCTAGATCCGGACAGCAACACACGGCATATCCGCGAGGTCTTCACGCTGGTGGGCAAGGGGATCGGTCCGACGCAGGCGATTGCCGACCTGGCATTCAGCCAGGCGGTCGGCATGGTCGATCTGGACCCCGAGCTGAAGAAGCGCTTCCGGCCGCGCGAGCACCTGAAGGAAATTGTCGACCTCACCAACAGGGCCAAGTTGAAAGTGAAGACCTTCGACCTGGACATCCTCACCGGCCCTCGCCCCGTCGGCGTGCTGCTCGATGAAATCCATCTGCTGGGCAAAAGCCCGCACACGGGCAAGGTTCTGCGGCAGATCCGCGGTGGCTTGGAAAAATCCACGGAGGGTTTTCTGGTGATGATCACCACCCAGTCCGACGAGCCGCCGGCCGGCGCCTTCCGGGATGAGCTCACCCTTGCTCGATCGATCCGCGACGGCCGCTTTGCCGGCCGAATGCTGCCCGTCCTCTACGAATTCCCGGACGCGATCGCCCGGTCACACACCGAGTGGCAGCGCCCGGATCTCTGGCCGATGGTGATGCCCAATCTGGGCCGATCCCTGCGGCTGGACAGCCTCATCCAGGACTGGGAGCAAGAGCGCTCCAAGGGTATCCATGCCACCCAGGTCTGGGCCTCTCAGCACCTCAACATCGAGATCGGCCTCGGCCTCAAGACAGACCGCTGGCGCGGCGCGGACCACTGGCAAAAGGCGGCCGAAGACGGCCTCACGCTCGAAGCCCTCATCGAGCGGTGCGAAGTCATCGTCGTCGGCATCGACGGTGGCGGCCTGGATGATCTGCTCGCCATGGCCGCCATCGGCCGGGAAAAAGAGACCAGGCGCTGGCTGCATTGGGGCCGCGCGTGGGTGCACGACTCGGTGCTGCAGCTGCGCAAGTCCGAAGAGGCCCGCTTCCGTGATTTCGAAAAAATGGGCGAGCTCATGATCGTGAAGGACATGGAGGACGCCTTTGCCGATCTCGCCGATACCGTCGCCATCATCGACGCGGCAGGCCTCCTGGCCAAGGTGGGGCTCGATCCCATGGGCATCGGCTCGATCATCGAGGCCCTCGCCGAGCGTAGCATCGCCGGCGAAGACCGCGTCGTCGGCATCAGCCAGGGCTGGACGCTCAACGGGGCGATCAAGACGGCGGAGATCAAGCTGGCATCAGGCGCCTTGGTGCATGCTGGGCAATCCATCATGGCCTATGCCACCGGCAACGCCAAAGTGGAGCCGCGCGGCAACGCCATCACGATCA